GGGTTTTCTTTGCAACCATTTCCTCGTCATAAAGGACTTTGCTGATGAAGTCCTTGGTCTTGTCCTTTAAACTATCAGCACCAAGCAGACAGCCTACACCGCCAGCAACATACGCACCTGCATCAACAAACTTCTCACCCATGCCAACAATGCCGGTAAGCAGATTCTCCTTGATGTCAGCATTCGTGCCAAGGATGGTTCGGGTGATGTCACCTAACTGGTAGCCATCCTCAAACTCGCCTTTTTCAAACCACTTGCGCTCGTCTTCCGCTTCCTTCTTGGCTGTTGCCTTTACGGTGGTGAAAGGCGCAATCTCTCTGTCCTGATACAAGGATGCCGTCTTGTTCACGAAAAGAGGAGCAATGTCCTCCTCTTTCGCCGTGCCACGCTCGGACAGGTAATCATCCGTGAAGGAGTGACCCGTGGTTTTCTTCGTGGTTTTCTGTTCTTCCTTTTTCTTTTTCTTTTTCTGAAATGCAAGATACTCGTCCGTGAAACTCATAGGCTCACCCCTTTATCTAAACAAACTCGCCTGTTTATTGGTATATGCACTCTTTCGGAACTTGATCTTGTTGCCGGAAGTGTACTGCTCCACAAGCCCCTGACTGACAAGCTGATTCAGTCTGCTTGCGCTAATCGGGCCGTAGCCCAAGGCAAGCACGCTGTTCATGTCGATAGTCTTCTGTGCATTGGACTTGACTTTCTCGCTGTTATCTCCCTTGCTGGTTCTGCTCTTGTTCACGCTGGAACTGCCGCTGCTGCCACTGGACTTCTTGATGGAACTGCCGCTGGAAGAAGATTTCTTGCTGCTCGAACTACCACCGCCGCTGCTTGCAGCCTTCGACTTCTGCAATGCCAGCGTCTGATCGTACTGCCGCTTTTCCTCTGCCATCTTTGCATCGAACTGCCGCTTTTCTTCCGCAAGCTGCTGCTTCTGAAGTTCAAGCTGCTTGATCTTGTGAGCGTTCTCGGCGGCATCCTGCGCCTTGAGTCGGGCAATCTCCTCGTTGAACTGTCTGACCTGCTCGTTGTACTTCTTCTGCTCCATAGCCTTGTTCTCGTTGAACTGACGGACTTCCTCTGCCAGTGCGTTCTCGTGGTTGATCTGCTGAAGCACATCCTGATAGCGGTTGTGGTACATCTGGTCAATTTCCAGCTTCTTGTTGGTCTTGTCCAAGATAAGCTGGTTCTTGTACTGGAAGCCTTGCAGGGAAAGTTCAAGCTGCTGCTGAAGTGCGTTGTAGGCAATCTCGGCAAGCAGGGAATTGTTCTGAAGCTGTGCTTCCTTGATGTTGTTGTCATAGTTCAGAACGGCACGCATATAGGCTTCTCGGGCAGTCGCAACACGGTTCTGGTAAGTGTTGTACATACTGACCTGTGCGCTCTCGCTGTAACCAGTGCCAGCCATGCCCTGCGCCGCCATCTGCTCGGCATTTGCGCCGTACGGATTGCTCTGCTTCTGCCAGTCCACATAAGCACCAGACTGCTCCTTGGTGTAGTCCTTCTGCGCCTGTGCCTTCTGCTGCTCGATCTGCTCAATGGCAAAGTCGGTCTTCTCCTGCTGAAGCTGTGTCTGCTTGTCTGCCCACTGCTTCGAGGCATCAATCTGCGCCTGATAGTATTTGTCGGACTGGTTAATCATCCCGGCATAGGTCTGCTCAAGGTCATTCAGCGCAACATTCTTGTCCGACTCTACCTTTGTAAAACGCTGATCGTTGTAGTCAATATCATAATTTACTGCCATTTTTTCACCCCTCATCTCTTGATGAAGCCGCCAATCCAGCTTTCCAGAGTTACCGTTTCAAGGCTGAATCTGGTCTTGGAATGGAACTTTAACTGGATGTCCTTCCACTTCTTGCGCTTGATCCGGCTGACGAAGTAGTCCTGCACATCCTTGTACTCGCCAATCAGTTCAAAGCCCGTGTCCTCCAACTTGACATACACGGCAATATCGCCGGTTGCCTCTGCAATGCAGCCACGCTTGGAAGTGGTCTTCAGCTTATTGGGACTGCCGAACTTGTCCTTGGGCGTGACCCAATAGCTTTCCACATCACAGGCAAAGTCGGTCATGGTATACACGCCGTCCTCCGTGCCAAGATACAAGATGCCCTGACACACCTGACTGCAAGTGACCTTCTTGCCAATGTCCCAATAGAAGAACTCATACTCCACATGGCCCTCATTGTTGAAGGCCGTCCGGCTGTCTGCCAGATACACATGACTGCCGATGAAGATGCACAGATAGCCTTCCCACTCGGCAAGCACCATGTTCTTGTAATCTGCCTCGGCAAGCATCTTTCGGTCTACCAGAGAACTTCTGTGCGCCACGGCCTGTTCCGTAGTCACATCACCGCTGATGCCTTCCATGCCTCTGTCAGAGAAGAACACAATGTCATCATTGAAGTTGACCGCCTTGCCAACACAGCCCGTGGTAATGCTGGAATGAGTGGAGGGATAGATTTTGCCGTACTCTGCATCAAGGGTAGGCGTATGATAGAACACGGTGGTATTGGCCTGACTCGGCTCACGGAATACCCACAGCGCATTGTTACCTGCCACCAGACCTCGCACCTTGGCGCTGTCCAGACCTTCCCGGTAATAGTCCAAGTCGCTCACATAGGAGGGATCGTTCAGACTGCAATGCCAGATGACATTGGGGAAGTCCTCGTTGCCGCTGAAGAATACACGGTTGTCGAATACCTGAAGCAGCGTGCAGTTCTGGATAGCCGCACGGTACTTCTGGATGGTCTTGCGGAACTCGATGGACACATTATCCCGTCCGTCCGTCTTGGGCTTGTCCGGGGCTTTGGCAAAGGAAATCTTTCCGGCAGCATAGTCCACCTTGTAGCCGTCCGTCTGCACCACATCGTCCACCTTGACGATAGGCGCAAAGTCAGAATCAATGTTCTGTGCATCCAGCAGGAAGTCAAAACTGCCGCCGTCTCCAAGGAAGGTGTTGATTCTGCGAGGCTGAAGCATATTCACATCTTCGTAGGTAGTACCGCCGCCACCGGGCTTTCTGCCAATGGAGGTAGTAGGCACATAGCCCTCCACTTCCTTGATCGTGCTGCCGTCATACCGCAGGTAGTGCTTGCCATCCTTGAAGTACCAGACATTCTCAAAGGTGAAGCTATCGCTGACCGATTCCCTCAGGCCGGAATACAGTTCGGTTTTTACGCCGTTTTTGACCTTGTACAGCTTATTTCCGCTATGGACAAGCTGGACATCGTTGTAGAAGAAAATGCCGTAGATAGGCGCATCAAAGGCCGTTTCCAGCACCATGCCGGGACGGGTGCGGATGCTGTCTACTTCCTTGTAGTCCTTCCACACATTCAGGCTGTCAGGACTGCGAATGATGTTGATGTCCTCGCCTCGGAAGTCAACGCCACGGAAGCCGCCGTACACACGGGAAATCAGATCGCCGGTAGAAACGCTCATACGGTCACACCGCCCTCAATGTAGATGCTGTTCATCTGATAACGGGGATCGAGCCGCTGAAGCATACGCTCATATACATCGAGATAATGTTTGCCGTAATCGGCAGACACATCACTCAGCAGCAGGTGTGCCGCAACGCCATACACCATGACCTCAAGGGCATCGGGAGAAAGTTCAAACTCATACGCCTTGTCCTTGGTCTTGTCGGTGATTCTCTCAGGATAGACATAGCAGTCAATCTCTGCCACACCGTCTTCCATAACCTTGATGACCGTGCCGTCTGCCTTGAACTTGCAGCCTACACCGCAGACCAAGGAAATCTGATAAATCTCGTAGCCACACTTCTCCTCGATTTTGGCAAAGTCGATGGTGTCACCCTCTTTGACAATCATCTCCACATACTTGGGGATCTTCTTCATCCGTGCCAGTTCAAACATGATCTGGTTGGTGACATCGTTGATTTTGGTGCTGATGTCAGGGTCATCGGTCAGAAGTTCACTGCCGGGATTCAGTTCCTCGATGAGTCCCAGCACTTTGACTTTCATTTCTTTAAGAGTCATGTAATCACTCCTTTCTTAAAAGAGAATCCCGCCCCAAAACGGGGCGGGAGTGTTACCCGAACGGGTGCGGGGGGTGTATTAAAAATCCTTAAACATTACGGTTGCAGTATTTCCAGAGCCATCGGACGGGGCATAGGTGATGCTACACACACTTCCATAAGAAACCATATTAAACATAAAAACCGGCGTACTTACACCATCATTCACACTATTCACAATTGCAATATCGTCAGAACGCAGCGTGTAATAGTTTGTGGTGCTGTCCGATATTTCTTCGCTATAGGTGAGCTCCCAAACAATCTCATATCCTGCATTCACCGCAGCCATAACCTCTTCAAAGGATTTGTCTGCAACAGCATTGTTTTCCGATTCATTATTGACCCTCGTAAAAGTAACAACCAGCCTCGGCAGAAACATAGGGGAAAGCGGCTGGGTGACGATTGTACCTTGAACAGACAGTGTGACGGAAGTAGAACCATCAAAGGCGTAAAGAAAGGCTGCCGCACCAATTTCTTCCACAAAATCTTCAGCTATGAACGCAATACAAAAAGGATCACCTGTATCACCGGTTCCATCCACTATGGCCACATTACCGAGTGCTGAACCAAGTTTTTCACCTGTTTCCGGGCTGATAAGATACTGCGCTGTACAGTTATATTCCGTTCCGTTCCATTTAACCGTATAGGGGCTGCCGACCTGCACATCGTAAACATCATTGAGCAAAGCGCCGCCCATTTCCGGATCAATCTCAAACGTTGTTTCGGGCAGAATCTCCACCATTTCCGCCTTGCAGGGCGTGTTCTCCAAATCGTTGTAGTCGGTCACGCCGCCGCCGCCTGTGCTGCCAATCGCCGCAAAATTGCTCGTAAGCGCATTAACAGGCTTGATGGTTGCCGTTTCGGGTACAGCCGTCACGCTGGTGCAGATGTTGGAAGTGGTTTTGATGGAATTGCCGTAGATGTGGATGACATTCTTGCTCCAAGACTGAGGAGCAAAGTAAACCTCGATGTACTGGTCATCGGGCGAACAAGGCTTGATATAGATGTTGGGAGCAATGGCATTGTCCGCATCACCGTAGACCGTAGCCCCACGCACATAATAGTTCTGCGTGGCAATGACCAGCTTGCCGTTATAGGTCTTACCCGTGGTGGCTGTGATGTCCACCGTCACCTGCGTATCGTAGACCTTGAACTTACCGATCATCAGCTTGCCGGTAGAGCCAAAGGCAATTTCCTTTCGGATGTCCACAGTAACCTTGTCCAGTTTGCCCGTCACAGCTGTTTCGTTTGCAGGCGTATATCCCAGCGCCGACTTGATGTTTGCTGCTGTAACGCTGGCATCGATCTCCACATTGCCGTTTTCATCAGGCGCATTACCGTTGACCGTCTTGACACCGCCCAGATCGTCGGGCAAATAGTTTTTGCCCAGCTTGTGGTAAACAATTTCAGGGTTGCCCTCTACCTTAACCGTCACAGACCTAAGGCCAGAACTTAATCCATCATAAACAGTGCATTTTCCCTCTGAATTGCGAATACAGAAGGGATGTTCACTTTCTTCGGCACTCTCTACCGCAAACTTTAAGTTGCCGAGATAGACCGCTCCATCATACAGCTTGCCGGTGCATGTATATGCCTGACCGTTCCATGTGACCGTATAGCCTACACCCTCAAGCAGCGTATATGAATCAGTCGCCGACAAGAGACTGGAACTGCCAGAGATTATTACTCTCTTTTCCGGGATAACTTCGCCCTCAACACCGATCACCTCTCGCCAATGTGTGCGGTTCTGGATGTAGCCGGGTGCAGTAGGGTCACTCTCTGCGTAGTCAGCCTGTACCAAACTGCCGTCGAACTCGATTTTTACATTGCCGTTTGCATCGGGGGTATGTCCGTTGACGGTTTTAACGCCCACATCGACATTTACCCTGCCGAACTCGTCTGGCAACCGACCATTGACTTTTTTTACAGTGCCGAGATTGTCAGGCAGATAGCCCTTGTCCAGCTTGTGCCAGATGGTTCGGTCGCCCGTGATAAAAAGGTATGCCGTTGCACTGCCGTCCATCGGACGGGCGAATGCTCCGTTGCCTGTTGCGGCTGCTGTTGCTGCGTCATATTCGACAAAGGCGAAAGGCAGACCAGTATTATACTGGTTTCGCACAATGTCGTCTTTTTTTACGAGAATTAGTCCGGCTTTATCATCCACCTCGCCAGAGGTATAAGGAACAGGAGTGACATCATAGAAGTTCCCGTTGTAGATGGCCTCATAGACCACACCTGTTTCCAATCCGATCCGTTCGGGATGGTAATAGGTTTCGCCAGTGAGGTCGGTTTTTTCGAAAAGTTCTACGGAGTGTTCGACTTCTTTCCAGTGGGTGCGCTGCACCTTCACATCGCCGTTTTCGTCTGCCTTTACACCATCAACCGATGTAACGGGCTTGAGTTTCTCCTTGATCTTGTCAACACTCAACGGAGTGCCTACCGTTACGCCGATAATCTTGCTCATACGTTCACCTCCGTGATAGTCACCTGAATGGTGTAGTCATTGGTGGGCTTCTGACCGATGGCATACACCGTCACCACGCCGTCCTCATTCTCAGTGACGAAAGTAAGATCCTTCTCATAGAAGATCGCCAGCTGCTCCACACTGGGAGTCAAGTCCACCTGACTATTTGCGGTAACGCCGTTAATGGACACAACCTGAGAATACAGGTTTCCGCTACCTGTCCATGCAGATGCCGGTAGCACGGCTTCCCCGATCTTCGCTGCCACGATATTTTTCAACACCGCTTCCCGAACTTCATCAGCAAACGCCTGTTTTTCTGCCGCAGTATAGTAGTCAACGCCCTTCGTGGGGGTGTCACCCTTTTCGCCTTTTCCATCCTTGCCGTTGTACACGGTAAAGGTAAAGGTATTTCCGCTGGACAGCCATCCCGTGTAGGTGTCGGTTGTTCCGGCTGCACCGTTTCCTGCCGTGCGAATGACAGAAACAATGGTATCGCCGTCATCACCATCGAAATAGTCCTTGCCCTTCACGGGAGTGTAGCCATCCGCACCGTCCTTCAGGTCAAAGGTTTTCGTTCCGTTTTCATCGGTGATTGCCACTCGCTTGCCACCGGCAATATCCGTCACGCTCACATTGGGAGAATAGCCGTCTTCGCCGTCAAAGTAGTCCTTATTTTTAACAGGTGTGTAGCCGGGAGCGCCCTTCAAAGCCGCAAGCTGCTCCGGCGTGAAGTCTTCATAGGTGAAAGGATCGCCCTTCTCACCATCGGAGTAGTCCTTGCCCTTGACGGGGGTATATCCGGGCTTACCCGGCTCACCCTTCAAAGATGCCAGCCATTCTTCCTCCGTGCCAGAAAAGCCGTTGATGACAGCCACTTCAAAGGCACTCAAGCCCTGAATGAATCGCAGTCCTGCCAGCTTGCCACGCACTTCACCGCCAGACTCAACGCTGCCTTGCAGTTCATTGGTCATGCTTGCGCTTCCTGTCAGACTCATATTGTTCACTCCTTTCTAAAGGAAAGCACCGCCACGAAGGACGGTGCTGTTGTTTTAAGGCAATCTAATCGTTACCGAAATCGGATAATGATCAGAGAACACCACATCGTCATGCACCCGTACATTGGTGATTCTCAGGTCATTGGTTGTGATGATATTGTCATACGATGCGGTCAGACCGTTATACGCAAAGGTGGTGTATTTGCCGTATACTCCCTGATTGGCAAGGTTGAATCCTGCATTGGCAAACAGTTTGAAAGTATCATCGCCCTCCGAACTATTGAAGTCACCGCAGATGATAACCTTCTTCAAAGCATTTTTGTTTATGTACGAGATGATCTGTTCCACCTGACTGTATCTGTGCGCCGTGGTGTCCCAATCCAGATGTGTAACGATGATGTTAAAGGTAACGCCATTGAGCAGACACTCCACATGGTTGAAATACCGATTCTGCGCCGCATTTTCAAACATAACAATCTTTGGCTTGGACAAAGGATAGTGTGCATACACGCTATTGACGTTTGTGCCGTTAGTGCTTCCCATTGCCATATGAGCGAACAGATTACCGTAGAACTCTTCGGATGTAACAGTGCTTTCAACATCAACGCACTTGAACACCTTGGCATCTCCGCTTCCCGTGTAAGTCAAATCCTCAACTACGCCAAGAACATCAACATCCAGACATCCAACTGCTCGATATGCTTCGTACAACTTTTCGGTCGGAGTTGTGCTGTTCATGTCCTGACCCTTTGCGAAGTGACCAATGTTGTAAACTCCAAACTTGATACTCTTAGGCTCTACGGAGGAGACTAACGATCTCATTTCGTCCAGTTCAGTCTTAATCTCGCCGTTCATCTTAGCGGCCATCGAGAACTCCTTGATGTTTGCCATTTCGCTGGTGTCCTCTACCGTCCGCAGGATTGCGAGTCTGTAATAAGTTCCAGCAGGAATCGTGACAGGCACAAGTTCGCTTGTGTACTCCCACACGCCGGAAACAAGTTCAGTTCCACTCTCGTCCGTATATCGGAAGATTCGCACCACGAAACCGTCTGCGATTGCGCTGATGGTTATATCTTCCTTCGCCAACGCTACAACCTTGGAGCGAACTCTGTACCCGAATCCGGTCGGTATGTTCTGTCCTGCTTCAAACACCATGCCGCCACACTCAAACAAAGCAGGATCAAAGGTCTTGTAGCCGTCGGCAGCATCTTCGCAATCGTGTTTTGCACCCTTGAACTGTTCCCGTACAGAAGTGCCAGCAGAACCATAGGTCACGCCATCCGCACCCACACGGACATCTACCACTTCCGCACCGTCAGCGGTTGCGCCGGACAGCAGATTGTCCACTCTCGCTCTCTCCACGGCAAGTGCAGCTTCCGTATCGGCGGCAGTTTCCTTGTTATCCTTCACCGCAGCCTCCAGTCTCGCCACCGCCCTTGCAACGGCCTGATTCTGCACCGGGCGCAGGGAAGTCATGTCCAGCACCTTGTCCACCACGGGAACGTCCTCGGGCTTGATGTCCGGCTCATTCTCCGTCAGGTCACGGCCTTCAGGCAGCAGACGGAACACCTTTGCGCCGTCCTCGTCATAGCCGATGATGGTCTGCGGATGGTCATAGGGATTCAGTTCCACTTCGTACCAGTAGTCCTTGGGCTTGCTGATAACGCTGCCGATCTTGGTGTCATCCTCGGTCAGATAGATTTCCACCTTCTCGGTTGCAACGGTAATAGGGAAGTCCTTCTGAAGTACCACATTGGTTGCATCCTTCTTGCCATAGACCTTGAAGCGCACAATATCTCCAGGCTGGAACACATATGCCTTGCCGTCATCATCGGCAGTCACCGTGAAGAACAGCTTGTCACCACGGGTTACATAGATGGACAAATCGTCATTGATCGTAAACATTTACTCACCCCAATCTATTTCTTACCCAATCGGGTTAATGTCCGTATTCTCTTTGTAAATCTCTTTGATTGCCTTGATTTCCTCTTCCAAGTCTTTCAACTTGTACATAGGCACATTGGGGACGATATAGCCCTGCAATTCGCTCCAAATGAGAATCGTGCCTTCGGGCAGTTCTTCCGTCTGGACGGAATGAATGGTGTTCTTGATTTTGCCCTGTGTCCATTCACGGTTGATCTCGGTGGTCAACACGCAGTTTTCCAAAGTCTGATGGATTTCGCCGTTTTCGGTTCTTTCGTCAAACTTCATTTCCTTGGTAACAGTTCTTCCGTAATACTGGCTCAAGCTGGGCTTGACCGTAAACAGTTCGTTGTTCATGGTTTCCTCCTTACGAAAAAAGGGGAGGGCGTTTCTGCCCTCCCCTTTAGCCGGAATTACTTCTTGGTCTTCATGACATAGATTTCCTTGGGACGAACGATCTTCGCACCAAAGACGTACAGACCCTTGACGGCATCGGTGAAAGCATCCTCGGGA